TACCTTCATGGCTGCTACTAGCGTTGACGCTGCAGCTGCTGGTACAATGGTATTCGGTACACAGACACTTGGTATCTCTGCTGATGCAGATACTATTGACGCTGTAACTGTCATCTCTGGCACAACTTCAGGTGCTACTGCTCGTGTATGGGCTATCGTCGTAGACGTAAACGAAGCAACTCGTGACGCTGCTGAAGTAGTACGCGACGTACTGGCTTAATAGCTAACTAAGGGGCCCCTTCGGGGGCCTCTATCCCACTTATTATCAATACCCTCTAAGGAGGTTATTCATTATAGGATTAGGAGACGTTAATGTCCACATACGTAACACTCGTCAATCAGCTCCTAAGACGCCTTAATGAGGTGGCTCTTGATGCAGCTGGTGATGGTTTCACAACAGTAAAAGGAGTTCAGGCTTTAGCTAAGGACTCTATCAACAGCTCTATTCGCCGTATCTTACAGGATGGGCACGAGTTTCCATTTCTTAAGACAACGTACACACATACACTAACAGCTCTCCAGCGTGAATATAGCTTCCCTTCTGACTTCTCAACTGTTGACTGGGATTCTTTCTTTCTTAAGGTTCACACCACTGAGGGCAATGAGCCTCGCTTGCTTAAGCCTATTGCTTACGAAGAGTACCTAAGCTCATACCGGGTTTCGGATGAAACAAACACAACTGGTGATTCCCCAATCCTGGTGTACCAGACCTACGAAGAGAAGTTTGGTGTATCTCCTCCACCTAATACAGACTATCAAATAGAGTACGTGTACTTCGCGTACCCTAACGATCTGACAGCGTATAACGATGTAGCTATTATTCCTTCTCGGTTTGACCACATCATTGTCGATGGTGCTATGATGTACCTGATGCGCTTCCGTAGTAATGACGCCCAATCCCAGATTCACCAAGCCAACTTCGAGAATGGTATCAAGTCTATGCGTAACCTCCTGCTAGACGATAAGCTTCGTGTACGTTCTACTGTTATCGAGAGATCAAACTTACCCCGAGGCTTCTCAGGTGTAGCTAATGCCTGATAATCTAAGATCCTTTAAGGTATCATGTAAGGGTGGCCTAAACACTAGCCGTGACCTTCTCTCTCAAGGGGAGGTTAAACCTGGTTCAGCTATTGCCATGATTAACTACGAGCCCGCCCTAACTGGTGGGTACCGTCGTATTAGTGGCTTTTTGAACACCTACGGGACCGTCCCCGGCACAGGTGCTGTACTAGGTGTAGCTGTAGCCAACGGTATCAACAGCGGTATCTTGGCGTGTCGTACACCGTCAGCAGGTACTGACTACTTACACTACTGGGATGGGGCTGCTTGGCAAGCTGTAACCACAGCGGGCTCTCCGACAATGACAGGTGTTACTAAGGTTCGTTTCACACGGTTTAACTTTGGAACTCCTAAAGTTATCCTGACGGACGGTGTTAATCCAGCTTCCACCTATGATGGAACAACTTATACTCAGATCGCACATGTACAAGCCCCTTCAAGCCCTCGGCTAAGCATCGAGTTTAAGAACCACATCCTACTCGCAGGTGACCCTACTGAGGATACCAACGTTTACTTCAGTGCTCCTTACGATCCTACTGACTTTGCTTCAGGTAATGGAGCTGGTGTTATAAACGTTGGCTTCCCTGTAGTAGCTATGAAGCCTTTCCGGGATGCTCTGTACATCTTTGGTATCAACAACATCCGTAAGCTAACAGGACTTGATGCTTCTGACTTTAAGATAGAAGTCGTTACAGATAATCTAGGTTGCTTGGCTACTGACAGTGTTATGGAAGTAGGGGGTGACCTACTCTTCTTATCACAGGATGGCCTTCGCCCAGTAACAGGGACCGACCGTATCGGTGACGTTAACTTGGAGACAGTCTCTAAGGATATCCAGTCTATCATTACAGGTGTAGTTCTTAGGTTGGACCTTGATGCTCTAAACTCTGTAGTAGTGCGCTCTAAGTCTCAGTTTAGACTTCTCTTTGGCGCAGCTGACAGTCAAGGGATTATAGGTGCTCTTAGACCAGGTGAGTCTGGTATTGAGTATGAGTACGGTCAGCTACTCGGTATTGAGGCTACCTGCGCCTCGAGTGGATACATCGGTCAGACTGAGTTTGTAATACACGGGGATTCAGCAGGGCTTGTACATAAGCAAGAGGTTGGTACATCCTTCAATGGGGAACCTATCTTTAGTGCATTCCAAACACCATTCTTCCACATGGAAGACCCTGAGGTGCGTAAAGTTGTATACAGCATTTCAACATACTTACGTTCAGAGGGGACTAGTGATATTGTACTTGGCGTTGAGTACGACTACCAGACCCCTGACGTGCTAAGCCCTACTGACTACAATCTACCTATTGAGGGTGTAGCAGCTTATTACGGTGAAGCACTGTACGATTCTACAGCCATCTTTGACGGCAACCCTTCCCCAGTGTTTAGAACAAACGTAACGGGGTCAGGTAAATCAGTATCTCTAAGGTACGTGACTAACGGAATAGAGGCATCCCATACTATCCAAGGGGTTGTCATAACATACGGACTAGGAGATAGACTCTAAATGGCAGGTTATACCAGACAGTCAGTCGCTGACATCATCGCTAGTGCAGTTATTCGGGCTGCGCCAGTTAATGCTGAATTTAATGCAGTGCGGGATGCTTTTGCACAGGCCACAGGTCACACTCACGACGGCTCAGCCTCTGAGGGAGCTTACGTTCCTCTTATCTCAGACACAAGTGCTTTTAATAAAGTAGTAGTTGACTCCACAAACAACCGCATTAGCTTCTATAGTGATGTATCATCCGTAGCAGTTGAGCAAGTGCGTATTGAAGACGGTGTCTTTGTTCCTGTCACAGATAACGATGTGGACCTTGGATCAGCTTCTGCTGAGTTTAAGGACTTGTACTTAGATGGTATTGGTTACATTGATACTCTAGCTGTGCACGAGAATGCTACAGTAGCAGGTACTCTAGCTGTAACTGGCCTCTCTACTCTTGCTAGTGTTGATATTGATGCAGGTACAATTGATGGTACGGCCATTGGTTCTACTACTCCAGCTGCAGGTGCCTTTACAACACTATCGTCTACGACAGGCATCGCCTCCAACCTTATACCTTCAATTGACTCCACATACACACTTGGTGACGCGTCTAACTACTGGTCTTCAGCACATATAGATGCTATTACAACTACAGGTAACGTGACAGTAGGTGGTGCCCTCTCCGTAACTGGGACAGCTGACTTCACTAACACAACCCTAAACAACGTGAGCGACCCTACCACAGCCCAACAAGCGGCTACTAAGGCCTACGTTGACGCTCAGGTGTCTGGTCTTGTCGATGCTGCCCCAGGTGCCTTAGACACGCTCAATGAGCTTGCAGCAGCTATTGGAGACGATGCTAGCTTTAGTACGACTGTCACAAACAGTATTGCAACCAAGCTTCCCCTAGCTGGTGGTACAATGACAGGTAACATCGCCTTGGGTGGTTACCTCATAAACGGTGCAGCCTTAACACCTACTACAGCTTCTGAGCTAACTTCTAAGAGCTACGTTGATAGTATCCTGGGGTCAGCCACTGCTGCCTCAGATACCGCCGCCGCTGTTGAGGCTACCTATGACGCCTTTGATGACCGTTACCTAGGTAGCAAGACATCTGCGCCTACATTAGACAATGATGGTGACACACTCCTGACTGGTGCGTTGTACTGGGATAGCACTTCTGGTGGTTTGTATGTCTGGAACGGTGCAAGCTGGGAGATTGCAGGTCAGCGTGATGAGTTGCTACAGGCCATCGCAGCCACCAAAACAGTCACAGCCGTTGACGTATTCGTCTATGACACCTCAAAGGACTCTGACGGTGGTGCATGGCGCAAGCGCACACAAGGCACAAGCTGGTACAACGAGACGCTGGACACCAGTACCCGTGGCTCTCGCAAAGAGTTCCCTGCGGTTGCTGTGATTGTGGCTGAAACAAACAAGATCACGATCTACGATGGTGATGATCCTGTGTTGCCTATGTGGATGGTGTTTACCATGATCAGCGCGGATAACGCTCTTTCTGGACTAAGCGGTATTACCAGTGTAACGGCTAGGGATGGTCTTATCTTGAGGGGCAGTACACCAACTCAATCCTATGATCTTGTTGGCCTGCACTTCTTGCATGATGGAGCCGCTCGCATTGGGACGACCAGTATTTATGGTCCGTATAAAGGTAACATCGCAGAGCGAAATGATGCCAAGGCTTACAGCAACCTAGTTCCAACATTCTTTGGTTCTGGCGTGATCGTAAACCGCCAAGTCAACGACGTAGCCATGACCGTCCTGCCAGACGCCCCGATTGACTCTGCGACTGGGCTTCCTGTACCTACGATTGCAGCGGCGACTGATGGTGGCGTGAGTGTGATCAAGGATGATGGGACGGTTGTAAATCGTTCGGATGCAAAAGGCGCAACCGGAGGGCAGTTTTTAACTAGCAACAATTACTACTATAGCAATAAAAGCCCTTATAATCTTGCTCAATTTGTCATGCTGACCCCAGATTTCACTTCAGCGGTTCAGGTTTCGGCTACGACTGAGGATGGCGTGTATCGTCAATTCGTTCAGGCTAACGATGGGACAACTGCCCCACTAAATAGGGCAAATGGCCTTGCCTCTGGCGGGAGTGGCACCGTAGGTGGCTCTATTAAGGGGCTAAAAGTTTGGGATTTTGGCGTCAACCAAACCAAATCTTCGTTAACAATGGCTGTAGAACTAACCTCCACCTACAACACAGGCTGGATGAACGGCGACATCAAGGGTGCCTTCCTGTCCGATACCGATGACACCGATCTGGTTGGTGGTGAGTTGGTGACGAATGGCACGTTTGATACTGATAGCGATTGGACGAAGGAGTCATCTGCCTGGACAATAGCTGGGGGGCAGGCCGTGTTTGATAACACAGGTGACGGTTTTCTTTCGCAGGATGTGGGTGCTGTTGACGGCAAGCTATACGCTATCACTATGGACGTAGTTTCGATTAGCAGTGGACTATCTCTTGGGCTAGGAGATAAACCTTCCAAAACTGACAATGATATAGTCGCAACAGGAACTCAAACATTTTATCTCCAAGCATCTGGCACGGGCGGCACCCTTTATGTCGGCGGCGGTACCAATGACCAGATCACCATCGACAACATCTCAGTCAAACTCGCAGATGAAGACCGATCGTCGAACAACATCGGCCTAGTCGTCAACGGCACTGTAACCCGCACCGCAGTAGCCACTGGCGCTGATCTGGTGGCCTACTCTGGGTTCTCTGCCAGCAACTACCTTGAGCAGCAGTATAACTCTGACCTCGACTTCGGGACGGGTGACTTCTGTGTGATGGGGTGGGCCAGTTTTACATCGACAGGCAGTCAAGTCCTTTTGTCGAGAACAGCCATTTCCGGTGGAAGCAGGACTGGAGCATCTTTTCAAATTAGCAACTCTTCCGATAGTTTTATCTTCGACATCACTGACGATGGGTATGCCTCATTTGATAGGGCCGAGGTGCCTTTCGCCAATAACACTGGGGTTATGCAGCATATCTGTTGCCTA